TGAACTACCTGATGTACCACTTGTACCGGATGTTCCTGAACTACCTGATGTACCGGATGTTCCATCTACACCACTTGTACCAGATGTACCTGAACTACCTGATGTACCAGATGTGCCACTTGTACCTGAACTACCGGATGTCCCACTTGTACCAGCTGATCCAGCTACACCAACAGCACCACCTAAATTTATAACCCAATTTGTAAATGTCCCAGATCCATTTGAACTATTTATAGTTATATCAAGTTGACCAGTTAATTTATTATATGCTACTACATTAGCATTCATATAATTAAGATTATTAGAAACTACAATAACTTGATTAACAGTATATGCTAATCCAGATTCAACATAAAATGTCATTGATCCACTAGATGTAATAGTTTGGCTAGTTATATTATCATAAGTTGAATATCTATCACCACTATTAACTAATAATAAACCACAATAATAGTATAGGTTTATTTTTGTTGGTGTAGAACCCAAATTATCTTGTTGAAAAAAAACACCGGAATTATACTGATATATCCAATTTCTTATATCATCTGGTGATATTAGATTTGCACCAGAATATGGTTTAGCTTCATATAAATAACCATATGAAGGTGGTATTGCATTTTTAACTCTATTACCTGCTGAAATGTTAGATAAAAGCCCACTACCATATGTATAAGCAAGCCCAGTTTTAGGATCTGTACCACTAGGTGGTGTTGATGGCCAATTAGCAAAATATGCTTGATTATTTGATGATGTATCATATACAAGATCAGCACTAACAAATATAGCAACACCCGCACCAATTGCATTGGCTGGATTTTGATCTATTATACTAGTCCATACATTTGATGAATTAACATTGAAAAATATACCTTCACCTTCTGTACCTAAATCTTTAGAAGTACTTGTATTAGATTTACCCAAAAGATTCTTAAATGCTATTAATGCTTGATTGCTTGAATTTATACCCATAATTATTTCTTTATTATTATATCTATATATTAATTTTTAAAATCACCAATAATTAAATAAAGGTAAATGTCATATCATTTATCTGTCCAGTGAAACTAGAACCAACGGTAATTCTAATAATAACATAACCACCTGATGTTGATGTATTTTTAGTACCTACAGTTAATCCCCAATCAGTAGAAAATGCTTGACCAACACCATTTGATGCTTTTCTACCACCTGAACCATCTGTCCATAAACCAGTAGCAAAATCACTATAAGCATCCATCCAACCAGTAGTTGCTATACTACTTCCTGGTAATTTAAATTCAACGTGAATATTATTACTAGTTAATGATGTACCAACGCTAACAAATGTCCCACCACTACCAGTTATATTAATTTTAAAATTACCAGTAGAAGGTGAAACCAACTTAAAATAACGATAATAAGATCTCTGACCCGTTGCACTAGAATATATAGTACCTGAATTACCAAAATTTAAATTTGTTGATAATGACCCAACAGTGCTATAATTTGTTATAGGATAAATAAGTGAACTATTTATAACTTGTAATCCTGTATTATGATTAGAATCACCAGATAATAAAGATTGTGTTGAATCCCAAGTACCAGAAGTTACATCTGTTAATAAATCATAACTACCAGTTTTTAATCTTTTAGTTTCATCATCAAAACCTTCATATAAATCAGTTGATGTAGCTGATACATTATCTAAATATATATTTGATATTGATGATGTTGCTCCTTGCTTATTACCTTGAACGCTTCTTTTTGCAATACTATATAAACCTATTGTATCATTTAATCTTCTTTTACCTGTTAAAATATTAAAAGTAATAGATGTTCCACTTCCTAAATCTGTTGAATATGTTAAACTTTTACTTTCATTTCCTAAAGAATTTGGAAGTGAATAAGAAGTGCTGACATTAAGTATTGGATTTGTTCCAGCATTACCATTACCGCTATTATCAACAAAGGATATTGCATCTGTGCCACTATAGTATGTATTTTTATATAAATTATCTATTTGTGCATTATAGTATAATGTACCACCAGTATAATAATTTATACCAGATAGATATTTAGAACCTGTTAATGAAGCAGTAACACCATAATTTGAAAATAATGTTGAATCAGTATTGTGGTCAATTATAAATTCATAACGACTTAATGTTCTTGTAAATGATGATGATGCATGTTCAGCAGTAACATAATTATAACCATATCTAAGATTTGGATCATTATATTTAACTAACCATGTACCCGTTCTATATTTAAATTGATCAAATGGTGTACCAACAGGAAATTTGGAACCTGTTGCAGCACTTAATACGAAACCAGATATACTAGAACCAGATGTATTATCAAGAGCAGTCAATGTAGTCAATGTTTCTGTTGAAACTAAAACACCATTTATACTCAATTTTAATGTTCCCAAATCAGCATCACCAAAAGAAGCTGCTGGGTAAGCAGGTGTTGGTGTAGATGTATTTGCAGAAACTTGTGAATTTAATATACCTGTTAAATTTTGAGTACTATTAGCAGCATATATAGAAAGTCTTTTACTAGATGATGTCCAAGTTCCATCCACACTAATTGGATTACTTGGTGCAGTATCTGCTCCATAGTAAGTAGAACCAGAAATTGGATTACTTGTATCAAAACTAAGTTTACCATTAGAACCACCACTTCTAGCACCTGACCAATCAGATAATATAGGTGCTTTTGGTGGTACTAAAGATACCAATAATTCATTAAATCTATCAATTGCTGTACCAACAGGTGTATTTGGAGTAAAATCACTGAATACACCATCCGTATATGTACCATCTTCTGCTGGACCAATAACAACATTTGTTGAAATAGAACTTGTAGTATCAGGTTCTCCCATATAACCATCAAATGTAACTCCTTTTTGAAAGAATATATAATCTATTCTCCAATTTGTATTAGAACCACTCAATCCACCTACCATTCTAAGTGTAATAGAATTTATAAGTGTTAAATTTGAACCAAATCTAGATACTGGTATAACAATATGTTGCCAAGTATTAATATTATCTCTATCTAAACCATATGTCATTAAATTTATAGTATTACTATACATAGTATATCCACTAGAAATACCTTGAAGTTGTGCTACTAGAATAGTATTATCTGAAACTATTGATGTTAATTTTATATGCATTGTAATTGATGCATAATCATTAGTTGAAATATAACCTGATGGTTTTGTGAATTTTATACCAGTTCTATAATCAGTATTAACATCAACACACACACTTGATAGGTAATAATCATTAGTACTTGCTAAATTAACTGTGCCTGATAATGTGCCTGATGTTTGATAAGTGCTTGTGTTCCACTGTGAATTATTTATATAAACTGCTTCACTAGCACCAATATTTGTAGAATTTGCTAATATGTATGCATATTGTATTAATATTTGACTATCTGATATAACAGGTTTTGGAGGTGTTATTGATGCAGTACCTCTATTAATAACAATTTGATTATCCTCATTTATTACTATCGCATCTATTCTATCATTTGAATCACCGATATCAAATGATAAACCTGGATATCCTGCATTATATGTTAAAATTTCACCATTGAAACTATATACTATATTACTCACACTAAATGTAGACCCATTTCCAGTTGAAGCCCATTCAGCACCACCAGAAATCAATCTTTTTTGTGGTTTTACTAAATTATCAATATAATATTTATCAACAAGTGAAAACTTAGAGTAAGTACCTGTATAATTAAAATCATATTTAACTGGTCCATTAAAAGGATATAACAAATATTCGTTATTTAATTCCGTGTTACCATATCTTGATTTATGCATTTTTCTATTCTATTTTTTTAAAAATTTGGCAAAAATAAGTTTGTATCATATATAAACCCACTTGGATCAAATATGTCACTTATAGTTGTATTATTATCTTTATTACTTCTTGTATTATGTATACCTGATGTAAAATTTGATGTTGAAGTTATAAAATTACCCAACGTACCTGGGCTATATCCTAATGAATTATAAATACCCAATGTTGATCCAACATTATAAATATTTATAATAGATGTATCAGTTAGTGTATTGTATATAATTGAATTATTTATATATACAGATCCTAATGAATTAATGTAAATAACTTGTGGATTTATACCCAGACCATCACTTTTTATAGTGGAATTTTTTATATTTATTTGTGTATTATCATTTAATAAAACTAATGCTTCTATTTGTGAATAAATATCACCATTTATTTTTATTTTACTTGCATTACCAATAGGTAAATATACACCATAACCAATATTACCCTTTATATTACCATCTATATTAATAATACCTGAGCTTATATTAAGTGCTGAATTATCACCCCCACCAAAAGTAACAGAATTATTTTCTATATTTGACTTTATATTTATGGTACCTGTTACAAAATTTTGAACTTTTAAGGCATGTACAATTCCAGATTGAACTCCTAAATTACCTAATGTACCATTAACTCGTATATATGGTGTATCAATATTTAAAATACCTGAATAACCACTTTTAACAAGAATTGTATCATAAGCACCCAATATACCATCTCGTATTTTTAAATTAACATTAGATGATCCTTCAATTGAGATACCATACCCTACTGCTGAAAGAGTGTTTATAATATTACCTTTTATATTAACATTTGAACCATTTCCAATTATTTTAATAGCAACTTGTGAATTATTTATTTGATCAAAATTAAAATTTATATTAGATGAATTATTTACAACTAATGGTGATAATGAAGAATTTGATCCTAAAAATGATGCAAATCCATATACGTTTGAAGAAACACTTCCGTATGAGTCAATAAATCCATTTTGAGAAAATATAACACCTTGCTCACAATAATAATCAACATTATTTACAAGTGGTGCACTTTCAGTATATATACCCTTTTTTATATAAATGACACCATCACTATAAGAACTTGTTAGTCCAAAAATAGCACTTGCTATTGTTGCATAAGGCTTATCAATTCTATCAACTAATGCAGTAGTATTATTACCTCTATTAATATCAACATATGATATTTTATAATTTGAAAAAGAACCTTTATTCATATCAACATATGCCTTACTAACTAATGAATTTGCAACGAATGTACTACTATAATCACTTGAATATTGAAGCCCTAATCCATTTGATGTAGTTATACTAGAAGTAGCTGTAACAATTGATAAATTATTAGTAAATGCTTTAATACTAGAACTTGCTACTAGTAAATAAGATGAAGTATTTAGAGCATTATCTGTTGATAATAAAATAGATTTTTCAGTATTATATAAATAATCAAAATTAATTTGATTTGTACTATTATATGATTTTAAATTTGATTGTGTTCCTAAAATAATGGATGATCCACTACCAACTATTATAGAATATGTAGCACTATCATTACCATATTTTAAAACATCCATTAATGGTAAATTAACGGAATATGTAGACCATGATGCTGTTCCTAATCCATTTGTCATTAAAACTTGATTTGGTAAACCATCAACATTTGGTAATGTATAGGCATTATTAACATTTACATTATTTCCAAGATAAACAGTATTTGATTTTGATGCTGTTAAACTATATCCACCAATTATAACTGAATTTTGAACACCATTATTTGTAGTTGCATTTTTAGTATTTATATGAACATATGCTTTATTATCAGAACCAATACCATCATAAGTCTTACCTGTATCAAATACTTTTATATTACCACCAACACCAATTAAACTATCATTATGTGATATAGAAAAAGATGTACCATTTTGAATTAAACTAACAGAATAAGTAGTTGATCCAACTTGTGATGAAAATGTATTACTATTTATAGTTAAAATATTTGAATTATTACCATTAATATTTGATAATAATATATTATTGATATTAGTATTGATATAAGAATTTGTATTAGAAGATGTAACTGATATATATACACTACTTGTATAACCATAATCTAAAGAAATTCTACCACTACCATTTACTGAACTTATATAAGTAGCAGTTCCCATAATTATAGAATATGTTCCTGAATTATTCCCATAATTTAAAGTTTGATCCAAACGCTGTGTTGAAACATTACCAACTTTTGTAATTATCCCATTTTGATCCTTTTGCTTTAGAACTCCATCTAGATCATATCCAATGGTATAACCAATACTTGAAGGGGTTGCAGCGACATTTACCATGTCAATGTAATTATTTAATATAATTTGACTCATCTATCTAAACTTATTTATTATACTATATATAAAATATTGTAATCTTTTTATTACTATATTTGTAAAAAAGAAAAAATAAGATGACAAGAGAAGAATTATTAAAATCAAGAGAGAGAAAAATATTATTACCTAAATATAACCCTGATGAAAAAAATAGATTTTTCAATGGTATTGATTTGAATAATAATAAGAATACTGATTTTGTTTATGGTGCTTGGGATAAAATGCCTACTTGGAAAGAATTGCGAATTGCTTATCAAAAAACAATTTGGTTCAGTAAGTCAAAGGAAGATAAGAGAGATCTAATTTTAAGATCCATTTTATAATTAATATTTTGGAATTGGCATATCGGATGTAATCTGAATTTTAAATCCAAATCCGGTATCATCATCTGAGCCATATTTAGTTTGTGTGTGATATCCATTACCACCATCAAAAGATATTGGCTTAGGTGCATTATTTTGTTGTTCTCTACGCATTTTTTCTTCTCTAATACGAGCCTCTTCCTGTGCTAACATCTGTTCAAATGTTAATCCATTATCTTGTTGAGGTTGTTCAACTTCCTGATTTGAAGAATAATGTGTATCTTGATATCCATATTTTCTTAATAACTGTTCAGCCTCCCAATTATCAACTTGGGGATTATTATTAATCTCTATCTCTTGATCTTGTATAATTCTAACTTCAGGGCGTATCATATAACTATATATTTTTTCTAATTAATGTTATTTTGTTGTTACCCCAATTCTCAACTTTAAACCCTTCTATTGGATTATTTTTCAAATGTCTTAAATATAATTTAGTTCGTTGTGTTATAAATCCCTTCTCTTGTTCCTTTGCAAGACCTTCAAACCAAAGTGATTTAACCCATTCCCTATTTTTTAAAAAATCTTTTAATATGTTTTCAAATATTGTTTTAAGAGTGCTATATGGATTACTACTTACCATTTTATTCACATTCCAATCATCAACATCATCATCCCAAGCAAAATATGCCATTTCATATGATTTACCTAAAATTGGATTACTTTTAGGACCAATAGAATCATTTTTAAATTGAACTAAATACCTATTACCCTCTATATCTTCAAATTCATATTTAACTAAAAAATCATCACTACCAGATACAAGTCTAACAGGATATGCTTCTATTTTTTCATTTAGAAGCTCGGTTATGGATTTCAAATATTTCATATACTATATATTAAAAAAAGAAAACTAAGTTTTTTACTATATAATAAATGAAGTATAATATAGTAGCACTAGACCCATCACTCATTTCAACAGCATTGGTTGTTAGTTCGGGTGATTCATTTAAAATGTTTAATTATTGTAGAGAAAGTTCTGCATTTGGTAAAACAGGTATAAAAAAATGGTTTAAATTAGCCGAACAATATGTGACTTATAGATTTGTAAATTATAGATCATATAAAGACTATTCAGAGGGTGAATTGACTAAACTAAAAGATTATGATAAAATAACAGATGATATTATTTCTGATATTTTAGATAATATTGATCCAAAACTACCAACCAAAATAGGAATAGAAGGTTTCTCATATAGTAGTAAAAATGGGGACATCTTGGATTTAGTAGCATTTTCAACGCTACTTAGAAAAAAACTATTTGATAAAGTATCTAATGATATTTTAGTATTATCACCATCAACACTTAAATTAGAATCTTGTAAATTAACTTACCCACCTATTGAAATTGAAAGTGGTAAAAAGAAAAAAACTATTAAAATAGAATATAGGAATAATTTAGGAATTTCAGGAGGAAAATTTACCAAAAACGAGATGTATATGGTAATTATAGATAATAATGATATGAATGATTATTGGACTACACATTGTAAAACAATCAAAGATGATATCTTATCAGTATCTATGATACCCAAGCCACATGAAGATTTAAATGATGCTTTTCTTATATACAATGTATTAAAAAAAGAAAACCACTCATAGAGTGGTTTTCTTTTTTTAATTATGTTTTCGTTCATTTATTCTTTCTAACTCATTTAGATAAATATTTGCACTTTCACCCAAATAAGCACTTAGACGTTTAACCTCTGCATAATCACCATTATCAAGTGCGTCATCAATTAGTACTTGAAGTTCTGATGGTGATAATAGACTTAAATCTTGTTCTCTTTCGGATGATTGTCTAACAAGTTTATCTATTTCAGATTCTTCATCTTTTCCAGGTTCAGGATGTTCATTATTATCTTTATCGTCTTCACCATGTCCACCAAATTGTTGTTCTAAATCATATTTACGAATTTCTTCTTGATATTCATCTTCTAAATTGTTAACTTCTTGAATAATAGCTTCTATCCTACCTTTAGCCAAGGAACCATTAAATAATTCAACATCTATAACATATTTTATTTTACCACTAACATCATCTTTTCTGAAAACTGAAAATATACTTTTAGTAATAGCTAAGAATTCCTCATCACTGAATTTACCACCCCTATCTCTATCAAATGCCAATATTGAAAAAACTTTTTCTTTCATATTGGAATATTTATTAGCATCTTTACAAGCATTAATAAAATCTCTGAACATTGCTTGTGCTAAAGTTCCATATCTAAAATCTTCTGCTTCATCTCTATACGATGATGTAGCTTTCTTAACCTCCTCTGCAAATTCAGGATCAGATTTAATAGCTGATGATTGCAATAACATATAAATACCTTTAACTGTTTCATGTATAAGCATTGGGAAATCAACACCATAAGCTCTAATAACTATTTTATTAAACTCACTATTTTCTTTTAATAATTTAAATTTATATTGTTTATTATCTAAGGATTCCCATGCAAGATCAACAGCACCAGCTATACCACCTGGTAAATGTTTAAACAATTGTTGTTTCATACCAACCGGTATATTCCAATCTAATTTATCAGCTTCATCAGAGGTTTTTGACCAAATGTCTAAAATTTGTTTATATGATTCTCCAAATATGGAATTTAAACCACTTATTATAGTATCTGAAAATTTGATAATATCCTTAGTTGCTTTACCCTCACCTTGTGTAATCATGTTAAGAATTTTTTTCTTATCAATTGCAAAAGCAACATCTTTATTTGTTATTTCTTTTTGCTCTTCCTCTTCATGTTGCTCTTCTTCCTCTTCAGAATCATCACTATCAAAGAAATTGAAGAAATCATCTTCCTCTTCTTCTTTCTCCTCTTTCTCCTCTTGTGTTTGAGTTTCCTCATCATTTACTTCTTCCTCATCATAATCAGGTTTCTCTTCTGAAACTTCTTGTTTAACATTTAATGTAGGTAATTTATCAATAACACTCTCACTTGGTCTTATTAATTTAATAATAAGTTCAACTGGTTTTTCAGATGTTTCTAAAATATCACCATATTCATCCATTATTGCCTTTTCTGCTAATTTTTCAAGAGCTATATATCTCTTTTCCAAATCATCTTTATAAGTAGGTGATGAAGTATCTAAACCATTTGTATTGATAAATGAACTAGATTGAGCCATTAGAGATCCGATATTGGAAACTCCTGCATTACCACCATTCATACTATCAATATTAACACCTAGGTTTTTTTTTGCTTCTTCTTCCGATTTTCTCATAAAATCACCAGGTAGACCTTTATTGGTTCCTAAATTTGCTTCTTCTATTATAAATTCTGAAAAATCTTTTAATTTTATTTTCATAACGCTTTATATAATTTTTATTTGAAATATGAATCTATTTCATTTTTTTCTTCTGATGATAAAGATTTATATATCTCATCAAGTCTATTAACCACATCACTCACATTTGCATATTCTCCTTTTTGTTTCAATGCTTTTTTAGTTGGAGTAGCAACCATAGTCTCATTTTCAAAAAATCTAACATATTTTTTAATATATTTCATATTGATAATTTATTTTTATTAGTGTATATATAAAAAATAATTTTCCAATAATTGAAAAATAATATATAAAGAAAAAATGAAAAATAAAATGAAAAAGTTTTCAGAAATAAAAAAAATAAATAAGAAGATATTTGAAGCAGATAATCTTCCAATGAATATAGAAGAACCTAAATTAGATGTTACTCCTAATATTGAAATGCCTACAGAATTTTTAGGTGAAGGATCAACACCAGGTAAATTATTCTCTAAATTATTCGAATCAAGAGAAATGGCGCATATTTATCATTTACAAGTTAAAGGTGATATGGGTTCTCATGCTAAACATACTGCACTTGGTGATTATTATGAAGGTGTTTTAGACTTGGTTGATAGTTTGATAGAAACATTCCAAGGCCAATATGGTATAGTTGAAGAGTATGATGTAATTGATACATCTGGAACTAGGGAAAAAGATACAATAGAATATTTTAATGAATTAGCTAGATTTATAAAAGAAGAAAGAAAATGTATTAATGAAGAGGATACACACTTGCACAACATTATTGACGAAGTAGTAGCTCTTGTTTATAGAACACTTTATAAATTAAAATATACAAAATAAATAAAAAAGCCACTCTTTTGAGTGGCTTTTTGTTTTAAACTAATTGAATAGCATTTATTTCATTAAATAATGAATTTTTATCAAGTTCTAACATTTTCATGATATCAAATACTTTATCAGAAAACCCTGCAAGTGCAAATACATTTTGTTCAGGAAATTGCATTGTTGAATACCCAGCTAAATCCCAAGAATATACAAATGGATTACAATCAAATTTTTCCTTATATTTATTAAATTCCACAGTAGGTGTTTCATATCCTATCCAACCTTGCATATCACTAAGCAGAATAACTCTTGAATATTTTTTATTAGCAGTTTTAAATATTGCTCTAAAATTAGTACCCCCACCAGCATATCTAAATGAGTTTCTAATTGTCATAACAGAATCTAATGGATTATATGATATATATTGAGCATCATTTGAAAAAGTCATTACATCACAATTATTCTTTTTTGCAATTATTGCACCAAATAAACTAGCTATTTCAGATGGTTTACCCTGCATAGAACCAGAAACATCCATTACTAATAACGTATTTTCAAATTCAGGTACATTTATTAATGATATTTCAAGTGCATTATTAATAGCAACTAATACTTTTCTTGTTTCAGTAGTAGGATCTAATTTAGATATTTCATCATATGCTGTTGAAAATCTAAATGGTAAAACTCTTGACTTAGATATCAACTTCTCATTAACTAACATTTCACAAGCCAAATCAACCGTATTTGGAGCTTGACTTAAAATATTGCGTAGATTACGTAATAATGCAAAATATCCTAATTTTTTAGAAGATAATAAGTCTGACCATGCCTCTGCTTTTAATTTTGTTAAATCATCATCATTTTCAGAAACTTGCCCAACGGTTGATAATTTAGCTTCCCATGTTTCAGTATTTTTCAACTTATCACTAATAAGAAGATTAAGTGCTTCTGAATTTCTTTCAGTTGGTACTGGATGAACTATATTAACAATATCTACTAATTTAACCTCTTTATTTGAATTTTTATACTTTGCTATTTGATATGAATCAAATTTATCAAATGCAGATGCAAACCCTTTTTTTAATGCATTAGGAAATTTTGGTTTATTTTTATCAGTTTTATTATCTAAATAATATGATAAAATCTCAGTCATATCATCAGGACGAACAACTACTTTATCATAGAAATTTTTTGCCCATTCCTGTCCACTTAACTGTGATGTTAATTCACCTGCAAGTGCGTGTGTAATTGATCGCATTCCAAATTTATCCCTAGCGTATATAGCAGATTTAGCAACAAACTCTTTATCTTCAATTTTTTCTGATAATACTTTTAAATCATTTAAAGTTGTTGATGCATTTTTATAAAACTGATCATTAACAAATGATGTTAACAACATTGATACTAATGCTAATTTATCTGATTGTTGATATGCCTGACCACCAGCCAAGTTTTCTGTTAGTGTTTTAGATTTTTCTACTTTTGTGTTAAATTTACTCATAATTTTATTTTTTAATTAATTTATATAAAAAAACCAGAATAATACATAAAGCACTATTCTGGTCATTAATAATTTTGCAAACAAGAAAACCTAGTCTAAGTGTCATAGAGAATTCTCCCGAAACTCCACCGATTTTTTAAGTGAACATCTCACCGTTTTCTTTATTTAAAGGAAATAAAACTATTCCTTGACTTGTCTCTAATAGAGATCTTCAGTGGTCAACTGGACTTTTTCACTTTAATTCGGTCTCGCAAGTCCAAATTCAGTAGCTTTGCTGTCGCTAAGCGTTCTCGACCTGTAGTTTAGAATTTATCTTTTCGAAGTAACTCAGAAACTATCACTATGTTTGCATTTAATAAATGACCGAGAAACCTGATAAAGAGTGGTTTTTGAATTATAAGCTATCGAAGTAACTCTTTATCTTGCTACGGTTTTATTAATATTTATATGTTTAAAAAACATAAAGTTTAATTATATATGCTAATATTTTAAATATTTTAAACATATAAGGATTTTTTATTGTTTAAAATTCAAAATCCCCAAAATCACTTTCAGTTAAATCCGATTTAACAGCACCCTTATTATAAGATTCTAATTCAGATTCTTGTGGTGCTACTTGTAAACTTTCAGAATTTGTCCAAGCATTTATCCAGTTAATAGGATTGTTAGTCTTCTCAAAAATTGGCTCCATACCAATCGCCTTTAATCTAGAATTAGTTAAAAACATCATATATTTTTTTAGAATATCAGCATTTAAACCTAACATTGAACCATCCTTAAATAAATAATCTGCCCAATCCATTTCTTCTTTTGCTGCTAATTTGAACATTTCAATAACAGTAGGTTGTAACTCCTTTACTATATCCGAGAAACCTTCTTGTTCATTTGTTGCTAAATCTTTTAACATCTTTTGTGTAAATCCTAAATGTAAATTTTCATCCTTGTTAATAAGTGATATAATTTTAGCATTACCTTCCATTTTACCATTTTGTGCAAATGCATAAGAACAAGCAAATGATACATAGAAACGAATTCCCTCTAAAATATTAACACTCATTAATGTTAAATAAAGTTTTTTCTTTCTATCCTCTTCTGATTCACCTAATGAATTAATCATATTATCATAATATTTAGTAACTGATGATGCTCTTTTGATAATTTCTGGATCATTTAAAATGTTATCAAACACTTCACCTGGCTGAGGATACACATTTTTAATAATAAATGTATAAGAATAAGAGTGAATTGTCTCAAAGAAAGACCAAGCTGAGCAAAATGCCTCAACTTCTGGATTTGATAAATCCTCTGTTAAATGTGGAATACCCCTTGACTGAACACTATCTAATAAGATTTGATACTTAAGATTTGATGTGAAAATAAATTTCTCATTTTCACTCATGTCTTTATAGTCCATTCTGTCTTTACTAACATCAAACTCTTCTGGTAACCAGAATGAATTTATCTGTTTTTTAAACAATTCAAAATATCCAGGATATTTAAATTTGTCATATCTCTGAATAGACATTCCTTTTGATCCAAAAAATACAGGTATTTTTGTGTAATCAATTTCATTGTTAAAGTTTAATATATTTGCCATAAATAATTTATTTGTATATTTTATATGTAATTTTTGTATTTAGTTTATTTTTAATGAAAAAAAAGAGGTTATTTTATTAAATAACCTCTTTTTAAAAGATTTTACTACTATTAAATAGTACAAGAATCCCCACAGTCATTATCACCAGGCTCAGCTACTAATTCTAACTTATTATCATTTAAATTCTCAGCACTAAACATATCTTCTAATTTATCAGATTTATAATCCTTTGAATTTGCATAATAAATTTGTTTACCACCTAATTTATAGAAATTCATAAGATCTTTGGCAACTTCTGATAATGGAATGTTTCCATCTTCATATTTCTTTTTATCATAGTAGTGATTAACTGATATACCTTGGTCAAAATACTTTTGAATAACTCCAACTAATTTATTCATATCATCATTACTGAAACCCCAAGAAAATTGATATTTATTTTTTAATTTTAATACCTCAGGAACAACTACCGGAAGTGGCCCACCAGATTTTGATTTCTTAACAGTGATTAATGATCTCGGTGCCTCAATACCATTTGTTGAATTACTTACAACTGATGAATTATGTGAAACACAACCATTATCTAATATATAATTATGCACATTTTTAACTTCAATGTCAAATGTGTGTTCAACATTTTCTGATTTTTTAATTGATTTAATATTCATACTTTTATTTTATTTTTATTTTGTTATTTTTAAATAAATACTATTTTCATATCTAGAGTATAATTCATCTAACTCTATCCATGAATTTTTATTTTTTCTTATATTTATTATATAGTTTAAAATTTCTAAGTTTTCTATACTTCCAATTATTTTAGGATCTACATTAGATATAAAACCTTGAAATTTGGAAAAATTATGATCTATATGATTTTCGTTTACTTTTATTGTTTTTTCATAACCTGTTCCAAATTTAGCCTCACCATTTAATCTCAAATTTAACTTAGTATAATAATCAACTTTATTACAATAATCTTTAAATTTCTTCACATCTTTCTTATCTATTGCTAATGATTTACCGAAAAGAGTATTATATGCTTTATCAGATAATCTATTATTATATTCAAGGTATTCTTCATGTGAATTAAAATTGGAAATAGATCTATGATCTTTTCTTGAACATTTATGAGAATATAATATACTAGCTTCTAAATAATTACCATTACAAACATCTAAACAATGATTAAAAGAAGTTGAATCTTTTTTGCTATTTATCACAGAATATATATATTCTGCATATTCTAAATCACCATTACATCTTAATATTATAGCATCCTTAGATACACCTGAAAAATATCTTTGATATTCTGATATTTTACGAGAGACATCATCACCTTCAAACCCCATTTTTATCCAATATTCAGGACACATTTTTGAACTATCCCGTTTACTTTTAATATTTCTTTCATAAATTTCTTCATATCTATCTTCACCATATTTATTTATAATATTATCCTTGTCAAATATATTTGATGTTTTCTGAAATTTCTCAAATAACTCATTACCTTTATCAACACCATGTCTTCTAATAAAACCTTCTAAAGATGTGACTTTATCACTTTTCATTTTGTCAATAGTTTTAACAGCATCTTCATATGAACAATTATCTCTTTCCATTATATAATTAGGATCATAGATCCTGGTTACTTTTTTATTATTAAAATGATATTCCCAGTTATCATCACCATATACTAATTTGAAAAAATCAGGTGTATTTGAAACATATCTATTTTCTTTACGCCATTCTAAATATTTTTCATAACGTTCTATATTAAATGTTTCCCTAGCTTTCTCACAATAATTAATTATTTTTCTATTATTTTTAAAAATATTTTCCAATATATATAAAATAGTTTCATAATCACTGATATATTCTATTTTATATATTTTTTTTATAAATTCTATATCATACTCTAATATATTTACTCTTAAATTTTTTTTAAGTATAGATGTAATTTTGGCAACATTAAAACTCATATTTTTTATTTTTTATTTATATATTAATTAAAAAATATGAGTTTTTACCAAAATGCCTTGTGGTAATTAAATCTCAAATATATTCACAACATCATCATTTTCTTGTAATTCATCACACCTAACCCAAACCTGTTCATTATTTCTATTTACCAAAAGTCTGTGGTTAGCAGTCATTTTATACACTTTACCATCTTCAAATTCAATATCATATACTTCTTTTTCACCATTATACCAAAATCTTTCTACTAAATCAATACCATCCTTAGTTTTAACATTAAATGGTGTGTTAAATTCAATCCATCTTGGTTCACCATTTGTAATATCACTTAAATTAATGTTCTGTTCTGTAAAAATTTCTTCATAACTTTTAATATCACCATTCTCTAATATTATTTTCGTATCTTTTGTTACACAACTTTCACATGGCATTTGAGCTGAAACTACTGAATTTCTCAATCCGAATTCTTTAATATCTTTTCGTAATCCCTCCCAATCACAATCTAATTCTCTTTTAATAACACTATCCATTCCTTTTGCATAATGATCAATTGGTAATAAACCCTGAGAGTATTTAGTTCTATCAAAATATTCACATTTACCATATTCTTTTGCTAATTTATTAGATGCCTTTAATAAATTGAATTGAATATGTTCAAATAACCTATCAATTTCAACTAAAGATTCTTGTGATGAATAATTTAAATTATTTTTAGCTAACCAATATGCAAAGTTAGTTACACCAACACCTAAAGATCGTCTTTTCATCATTTTCTTAGCAGCTAGAACTGGATAATCTTGTATGTCAATAATATAATCTAACATACGAACTGTGTATTCACAAACTTCTTCTAGCTCATCTAATCCTTTTATAGCTCCTAGATTTATTGCACCAAGCACACAAAGTGCTATTTCACCAGTATCATTATCATTATCATTAATATCATATATTGGACTAGTTGGGAGGTTTATTTCTTGGCAATTATGAACTAATATATCATTAGCATAAAAGTTATGATTGTTTTCAACATTAATATCAAAAACTTTAGTCTTTTTGTTTATTTTTTCAATTTTAATCATATTGTATATATTTTTTTTAGTTAATTACTTTTATTAAATCTATGACCTAGATACCAAGATGAATCAAATTTATCTTTATCAGATTTATAAATTCTTTTAGTTTCCACACCATTTGTTATCCAACACATTTCTTTTTGTTGTATAGATAATTTTTCTCTATGTTCTTTTGTTGGTTTATATTTTTCCATTTTTTCAATTCCTAGATATTCACATATCCTTTTTCTAAAACCATTCATACCTTCACCATTAAATCTACATTTACTAAAAGTCATTGGATACCCATTTTCCTTTGCAAATCTCTGCCACAATCTTATATTAAAGATATAATCATTATCACGGAATAATTCTGCACCTGCTTTTATTATATCCTCATCACTATATCCAGAATGGTTTGGATTTTTATCACCTGTGTTCAATTCACTTCTTTTTCTTAAATAAGATTCTTGTTGTTCTTTTGAAAGCTGTCCAATTATCCAACCACCACCACCTCTAGTAGTAGAGTTATAGCCATTTTTATATGTATCATATTTTTCTATATAAAAAGCTTCTTTATCATATGCTTCTTCTTGAGTTTCGGCATAGTCAATAATTTCACTTATGATAGAATCTCTACCATATTTACGTAGAGCATTGTAAAACTTGGTAGTTATACCAAAATCAGCATTAGTGAAATGTTTATGTAATCTTTTTTCCATAGTCATAGATGTGAAACCTATATAATTTTTATTAGTGTTTATAATTGTGTGTTTATATATTAAGTATTTCATAAGTAGGTAAATTAATTTCTTTTATATATTAAAGAAATCAATCTACCTATTTAATTAATTTAGTTCTTCTGTGATAAATTCATTAGTTATTTCTAATTCATCAGTTTCTAATAATTTACCAGCCTCAACATAACCTCTATTAGTAGTAAATACTAAGTGATCTTCTGTACAAATGATATATTTACCAGTCTTTTCATCAGTTACTTTGATAACATCTGCATCATCATTCATCAATTTAGATGCAAAAACTTGTGAATATTCATCTTCACCAGATTCAATATTTCTACATTTCACTTTTATTTTACCATTAGTATGTAAAACTATATTATTTTCAATGTTGTAAGAATTAACATATAATTCATTATACAAATCATTTACATCACTTAGTGAAATTTTACCTTGATAGAAATTATCTATTTTTTCCAAATTGTATTTTGAAACAACATTAATATATTCATTATCCAATTCTTCTAAAATGATATCCACATTTGTATCACCATCTAAACATAAATTTGACATATTGATTTTATCAATAAAACCAGAGTGAGTATTAGCATTATCTAAATTTTGAATATAAATACGACCTGTTTCCAATCTTTCTTGTAATAATAAATTCATAACTTCTACAGCAGGAACTGTCAATTTGGTAATTGTATTATCATTTTCATATTTAGCATAAAGTTCTTCAAACTTATCATTATCATAACCAAAAGCATCATATAAATCTGGCACATCATTAGGTGAAAATAAAGTTAGGTTTTCCTTAGCAATAAATCTTCTATAAAATAATCTACATAATTGAATAGAGTGATCCATTCTACGAACACGATTTAAATCATTACCTGTGTTATTTTTAAGAACTAAAATTTCCATAATTTCTTTATGCCAAAATGGATAATGTCCGGTAGCTGCACCACCACGGATACCACCTTGTGAGCAAGATTTAACAGCTGATTCAAAATTTTTCAAAAATGGTATAATACCTGTGTGTGTTTTCTCACCACCATTTACTTCTGATCCAATAGCTCTAAATCTAAAATTAAGACCAATACCTGCTCTATTTGATATATATCTTAACACAGCATGATTTGATGCACCAATTGAATCTAAATCATCTGCAACATCAATAAGAACACAAGATGAAAATTGTCTATTTGGGGTTCTAACACCCGCTAAAATTGGTGTTGGTAATGAAATTTTTTGTAATGATAATAACTCATAGAAACGTTTAACTTTTTCCAAACGATCAGAACCCACATATGTGGAAAATAATGTAAGAGATATCATCATATACATAAATTGTGGTGTTTCATATTGTTCACCTGTTTTTCTATTCTGAACTAAATATTTATCCATTAATTGTTGAATACCAGCATATGTTAAATCTTCATCTCTTTTGTGTTTGATAAATCCTTCAACTTTATCAAGTTCTTTCTCAGTATATAATTCCAATACAATTGAATCATAAATACCATTATCAACATTCTTTTTAATGAAATCTTTTAATCTAGGAAAGTTTGTATAGGTATTAAAAACTTCTTTTCTTAAAAGATAGTTTAATAATTTAGAAGCAACATATTGATAATTTGGGGTATCAACTGTTATCATATCAGATGCACTCTGAATTAATATTCTATGGATATCATATGTATTAATACCATCAAATATTTGTAATTTAGCATTCATTGCAACATCAGATGGTGATACAGATGTTATTCCCTCTGTTGCCCATTCTAAAACTTTATTTATTTTCTCATAATTTAATGGTTCTGTTCGCCCATCTCTTTTTAATACATAAATATCTTTTTTCATTCTTTGTTTTTTTATTTTTGTTGTTTATATATTTGAATAAAAATTACCTTAATTTTTATTATTGCTTTTTTTTAATATTTTTTATAGCATGAATTATAAAAAATCTATGTTGTTAAGTTTATTTAAATTGTATTTAAATTTCTCATTATTTAATATTTTTGTAATTTTGGATAATGGGACATCATAAATATTTTCATATGAATCTACTTTATAGATAGAATTATCATAATCAGTATCTAATACAACACCTGTTATTATTTTATCATTTCCATATTCATCTTCCCATAGAAATTCTATCTCCGTATTTTCATAAATATTTCTATTAGTGATATCTTTTGAATTGACATTCTTACCTATATGATCCTGTAACTCTTTTAATATGATGTTTCTCCATTTATTATCTAATAATTTAAACATATTCAGTGTGTTATCAGAAAAATAAACAGCCAATTGATCAAATAATTCTATATTAGTAAAGCTCTCATCCTCCAAATGAACTTTCAATAGGGTATAATAATGATTAAAATCTTGTTTAGATGGTTTCCTTCTATTATTTTGAAAATTTAACTCAGTATGTTCACTTAATACATCATATACACGTTCTTTAACTAATTTAGTTCGTATATAGTTTTCATTATCCATTGATTCAAAGTAATAATTAGAAGACTTATCAACCTCAATAGTTTCTTTGTGATATAAAGAAAATCCATCCATATCATCTTCATCTAATGGTGTTTCTTTTTTACCCTTAAATATCGAATCATATTTTAGTGAATGTTTTCCTTCAATTTTATGCTTAGATAAAACTATATTATCTTCATCCTCTGTGTTGATCTCTTTATCATCATTATTTAATAGATTTAGATCATCATCATCAATTTCAATAACTATATCTAAGCTATCATCATCATCAAGTGAGAATTCACCAGCCTCACTATTTTTATCACTATCATCATCTATATCACTGTCATCATTTTCATCAACAACATTTGTTTCAAATGTTGTTTCAAATGTTGTTTCATTATCTTCCATTTCATCTTCGAAATCATCATCGTCTCTAATTTTCTTAGCCATTGAATTTTCTTATTTTTTATTTTATATAAATTAATTATTATTTTGTTTAACTATCAATGAATTGATCATTCTCCAATGTTAAATACGTAGTATTCAAATCTATCTTAACATGTGCCTTCGAAAAGTCACCATCTCTTTGCTTTAATAGTTTTAAACGATATAAATTTTGTCTCTGCATTTCAGGAGTACGTATTATACCAAAGAATGAATCTGAACATTCAACTATAGCTTTGGATTCTGGAACACTCTCTAATGTCAAATCTGATGCATTCCAAGCATCTTTGGCAACTTGAACAGCTGTTATTAAGGGACATTTCCATTTAGAAGCTAATGCTCTCAAAGCCTCTGCAACAAATTTACCTTTAGTATATAAATTATCACCACCATTAGATTTTGGAGCAGCTATAAGTGCAATATAATCTACTATAATTAGATCTATTTTTATATCCCTTTTTTCTTTAAGTTTTTGAATATAGTTATCAAAATCTGATACTTGAACAGTACCAGCTGCCCAGAATTTAGTTATAATCTTACCTATTTTTTTATCAAAAAGATCAGAACCACCAGTAGTTTTACTTAAATTTGCTATCCTTTGTTTTATAAGTTCAGTATCCTTTGATTTCTCATCATAATCATTTATAGGAATTTTAAGTCTCATAGCTCCTAATCTTTTCATAACCTTCCGTTCACTCATTTCAAGAGTTATATAGAGAACATTACTACCCAAATCTGCTGATCTAACTGATAAATTTTGCATCCATAAAGAATTATGTGATAAAATACCATTTGTGTAATATTGTTTATCTGAACCATCAGATAATTGTAAATCGTACATATTTGATTTTTTACCAGTTAGTAATTTATCCATTATTTGTTCTGGACCATCTTTAGTCATAATAAAATCACCTAAGTTTAAATCTTCACAAAATATTTCATTTAAATTACATTTATATGTATCAAAATCTATATCAACACATTTATATAATATATGTTTATCAGCGCATATTAGTTCTTTACCACCTGATGTTATCAATAACCATTCATCATATTTAATTGTTTTACCAATACCTTCTATATTAACATAACCATTTGGTGTTAATACCTCATAATCATTTACATCATATGCCTCTATGAATTTATCATATAAGACCCTATCATATTTACCCTCTAATAAACAATCACCATTTATATACTCTAATTCCATAATCTATTTTTTTAAAAATTCTATACACTTTTCTAATACTAATTCTGGTGATTTGCGATAATCACCTTCCCAAATGACAAGTACTTCATAACCTTCATTGATCATTAGATTTTTTTTAATTTCGTCCTTTTCCCATATTTCTTTTGCAGTTTTATTCATTATCATATGTAGATAATCTTGTTTATATTTATTAGGATTACAATGCCAAAAATCTCCATTAAATTCTATTACTTTCTTTATAGTGCAATCTACATAATCATATTTATAACATCTACTATTTGTTTTATCATATTTTACAATTTCAGCATTTAATTCTTCAAATTTTACATTATTATTTTGGAATAAATTATAAATATCCCAAAATAGTTTTTGGGATATTTTAGAATAACCACTCTTATTGAACATTTTTTTCAAATTTATTTCCTTTTTCTCCTCGTCCGTTTTTAAACCTAATGTATTTTGCCATTTTTCTTGTCTATTTTGCCATTTCTCTCTACCTAATTTTTCACCTAGTTCACTTATACATTTTTCTTTTGAAAAGGTTGATTGTCTATTAGACAATGCAACATTTGCTTCTTCTTCCGTCATTCCTCGTTTGATATAATACTCTAATGTAGTATTATAACTATCTCTATACTTTTCTTTATTATTAACCTTTTTGAGAGTGCTTTTGGTATGAATTTCTTTCATTACCATTTCCACATTAGCATTTGCCTCTTCTTCAGTCATACCTCTTTTGATATAATATTCTTTACAATTTCTACTATTTTCTCTATGAAAATTAGGATTTGTCTCAAGTATCTTGGATCTAGTATTAGTTCTTTTCTCTAAAGTGTCTTTATTTATTTCTTTAAATAATTCTTCTGCCTCTTCAAGAGAGCAATTTTTTCTATATCTAATACCATCTACTGAATTTGATTTAAATGATTTCTTTACACATTCAGTATCGCTACATAGATTTCTATATCCTTTACCAACACCAATAAATAAACCTTCATTACCACAAAAATAACACTCCTTATCTCTATGATTAACATACATATCATAATATTCTTTATGATTGATTTTTAAAACTCTAGTAAGATAAGAGACCAAACCCTTAACTGTATTAAACTCATTATTTGTAAGTGGGCAAATAAATGGTAAATCTATATCTTTATATCTTTTTCTAGCTTCGGGATTCATAATATATTTTAATTTTTCTTCTTATTTAGAAGAAAGAAAGTTTTTAGATCTATTTTATCTATATTATTAGTATTTTTATTACGTATTTCAATAGTAGTATCAGAAAAACTACATTTGCCCGCGTTACTCATTGCCATCAAAATGTTCAATGTACCTATATCCCATCCACCGCCAAGCATATGATCTAGTGTATCAAATCCAGTTTTAACTTTAAATTTAGCACTATCTTGAACATGACTTTCGACTTCATCAAAATCAGATCCCATATCATCTTCATCTATAAAATTAGTAGATGACATTTCATCAACAATGCCACGTATTCTATTTGCAGCCTCAACTGCTTTTTCAAAGTCATTTACTGAATCTAAATTTCTAGTTTCATCTATAATATCAACAGTACCTGTTTTAAGTCTGTTTGCTAAAACCCACCCATTGAAATTCGGTTCAATAAAATTTTTCTCATCATATTCCTTTAAATCAACTTGTAATATAGATTTAAGTATATCTTTAGTTATCATACCTTCTTTATCAACTATAGATACCATATCAAGTATTTGTCTAGGGGTTGGTATTTGAGGATCTGTGCTTTTAAGCATATATTCTCTAATTACACCATATACAAATTGTATTTCGGAGTTTTTAAAGAAATAAGTTTTAACAAGATCGTAGTATTTACGATTTTTTAAAATGTAATTGAAATATACTTTTTCTAATTGTGGGATTACCATAATAATGTATTTAATTGTACATGTTTATAGTAAACACATGGGATTTAGTTTAAAATAAAAGTTTATTTTTTAATAAAATCAGTGAATAATAGAATGTCATCATCCTTTTCTTGGATAATTTCGTGACCATCTATATCCATATCTGATAAATTTTTTATAGAAGGTTTTTTATCTATGTTTATTAAGTTATAATTATCTTCAATTTCCTTTTCTATTTCTGTTTTCTCATCATTATTTAGATTAAAGAAATTTTTCATTTTAACCATAAAATAATTAGCACCATGCTTTGCTATAATTGTCATTATACCGATTATAAAAACAGAAGTATTTGCTAAAAAGGAATCAACATTCATTTTCATATGGCCTAATAAGGCATTTATTGAGTTCATTACGGGCACTAACATAGCAGTATAAGCAAACATATCAGCAAATCCACTTATAGTATTAATAGATGCTCTTTTAAGTAATTTATCAAAACCATAGCTTTCTATTTTACTTTTAATGGCTGTGAATATTTTTTTTATACTTTTTAATATCTTAACCACTTTATTTAAAATTGGATTATCACTTCCTTCTTTAGTTCCAGTAGTAGCATTTGGATATCCAGCTAATTGTAATTCTGATAATATAACTTTTGTTTCTTCTAATATTTGTTTACGTTCTTTGGCATTTTTAACTTCCCCTTGAACTATCATATATATACCAGCCATGGTCATCAAAACAACTGTCCTAGTATCAATTTTAGGAGTTTCCATTGATATTAAACTATCAACTATACCATATAGAGCACCAATACCTGCACCAAAACTAACAATCAATCCAAAATTGAAATGAATATCACCTTTTACAGCTGATTTCAGTTTTTTAATCTCAGAATCTTGGATTTTTTTATATTTATCTTGATCGTTTGGATTTTTTTCATCTAATGATTCAAAAAAGATTTTTGCCATTTCAAGACCTCTATTATATTCTTCATATTTTTTAATTTCCATATCTTATATATTTATTTTAAAATATCAAAAAAGCATTATTAAAGAATAATATATAATAAAAACTAATTATAAAGATGAAACACTTAAAGAAATTTGAAAACTTTGATTTTGACAAATATGACGAAAGAGAAGATGAGTTCGCAAAACCTATTGAACTTGAAGAAATAGAGAGAGATGAGGAATTTGAAGAGGATGAGGATGAAGAAAATGAAGAAGAAGAGAGAGAAGAAAGACCTTGGGGTGATGAAAACCAAAAACTAGAAAGTTTTTCATCATTTAATGAAAAAATGAATGCTGGATTTAAAGCTTATTTGGATAAACAAAAAGCTAAAAAAGATGGTGAAGAGGATAAAAAATCTGAGGAAGAGGAAGAAGAGGATGGTAAAAAGTCAGATAAGAAAGAAGATAAAAAAGAAGATTCTAAAGGATTGACTGCTGCACAGAAAAAATTACCAGAGGGTCTTAGAAAAGCAATTGAAGCTAAAAAGAAAAAATAATTTGAGTATCATCGAATTAATCTATATGAAAAATCCGGACATTTAATCCGGATTTTTTTATGCATCTATTCTAACATCAATTCTTTTTATAGAACTTTGAAACCAATCAGGTAAAAAATGTGAACTATATTTCATTATATCACCGAATGACCCATCTATAATAATAGTATCTGCGTAATCAGTTTCTGATCTAACTGGTCTACCTGCCATCTGTAATAAACCTGAAACTGACTTATATTGATACCAAGCTGGATTATTAGACATTCTCATTTTATTTTTTTGTGAACCTAGAGTAGGATATGGCACTTTAGCAATTATTTGAAATCTTGCTGAATCATCATCAAAACTAACTCCTGTATCCATTGATGGTGATATTATAACAGTTGGTTGATCACTTTCCATATGTAATTTGAGCATCTCATCTTTATTAGTTGAATCATGGAAAATCAATCTAGGATCTTTTATAGATTTTTTTATCCAATTAGATAATTCAAATGAATTAGTATGTATTATTCCCTTCTTATTTTTATACTTTTCTAAAAGTTTTTTAATATATGGTATGTAATTCTTAAATGTTTCTTCTTTATTCTTAAATGACATCTTACCAAGTGGCATATAAAATATAGGTCTGTTACTAATAGGAAAGGGAGATGAAATAGAATAATATTCTGTTTTTGATGGATCTAAACCATTCAAATTACAAAATAAACTTTTATCTAAAATAGTACCTGACATTAAAAATACCATATCATATTGACTAAAAATATATTTATCTAAATAATCATATGCCCATATCGGTTCTAATGATAATTCTTTCTGTTTTGATTTCTCATTATAATTACTTTCTAAAACCCAGTTATTTGGATTATCTTTATATTCTTTTAGAAACATTTCAATCTTTAACTGATATTGCTTTAAATCTGTTATTAGGTTCATTATTTTAACATCACTGTTCTTAGTATTAAGAACCTTTGATAATTTTAAATCTCTTTTATCCTCGGTTACATTTCTAGGTGCTTTAACCATACCCTTTTCCATTTGCTCACAAGTTTCCAATATTTCAATATTAAAATATTTTAAAAAATCAACATAAGTAGCAATTGAATTAACATTTTTTAGATTTTTAATTAAATCATATTCATTACTAAATTTGAACTTTTTAATTATAGTTTCTGTTATTTTTATGGAGACAAAATCTGACATAACCGAATCCAATTCATGACATTCATCTACTATCAAAACCTTAGCATCTCTTGATTCCATTAATTTCTGATTATACATTGCATATAAGATATATAGGTAAAAATTAGTCAATGAAATACCACCATTGATAAAACCATCCCTAGCTGATGAATGTGGACAAGCATCACAAGTTGTCTTATTTAATCTATTAAACTCTGCTCCTTGGGCACAGGAGCAAGCATAAGATTCACACTCATAATTCTCCTTACCTCTTAAACCATTGATTGAATCAAAAGTTGTTTCATATTGATCCTGTAATATCTTAGAATTGGTAATTACATCAACTCTTGCCATTCTATTTACATTTTTTTTATAGAAATCTGAAATCATCATTGCTAAATATGATTTACCAACACCGGTTGGTAAATTCAACAAAAAGAATTTATTAGTTGGATTTTTTTCTAAGGTTTTTTTTATAAACTCTAAACACTCTCGTTGTTCCTTTCTAGGTTTATATTTAGCTAAATCTGTTTTTAATGACATATATTTAAATTAGTTTGTATTTTTTATACTAAATATCTTAAAATAGTTTAAAAAAATAAGGTTTTTTATATTTTTTTTATAATATATATGGTAAAAATAAAGAAAAAGACCATGCACCTACTTGATTACGATGAGTTCAATATCTATACATCTTCTTGTGATATTGAGAACTACATAGAAAGCCTAATAGAAGAAGGGATCGTGATCAAAGATGATATTTATGAAAAATGTATATCATATTTTGGTGATGATCTTAGAAACTTAATAGATTCTATATTTGACACAGAAGAAAGCATCTAAATAGATGCTTTTTTTATAATTCAGATTCTAATAATTTTATCTCATCCATTAGTTTTTGATACTCCTCTTTTTTAGACATCATAACTTTTTTGGCTTTTTTTCTATCAGCATAAACACTTTTAAGCATATCCAAAGTAGGAGAGTGTCTTTTTTCAAAAACTGCGCCATTTACACATACCACATATTTATCAAAGTCAATTTCACGACCATTTAAACAATGTGTTTTATTATTCGGATCTTGTTCACCTATATAATTTTCAGGTGCTATAAAAAATTGTGATTGAACGGTTGGATATAATGATGCGAAATCATAACAAGCTACCCATCTATTCATACCCACAACAGGATCTTTTACCCAACCACCAGAAATAGTAGCATCAGGATCACCCCTTTCATCTTTAAATAAAACAATGTTATCCATGTTCCTAAATCTGTTTCTCAAAACACCCTCTGTTATGGCAAGAGATGCTAATGCATTGTTCATTTGTGAAACAACATCAATTATTCGTATTTGAGATAATGATGAAATCGCATATATGATTGATATGTAGTTTCTAGCATCATGTATTTTTTGAACCAAGACACTATCCACGGCATTATAATACATAAATGTTTCAAAATCATCTTCATATAATTTTTGCAATGATCCATTATATTTTATCTTATCCACTCCAACCAATTTACTAGAAACGAAATCTAATGATGATGATTCCTTTACTTTAATAGAAGTATCACATATTTCATATAATTGCATATAGTCAAATATCATTCTATGTGCTGGAACTTCAAACTCTGTTCCCCAAATTTTATTTAACTTTTTAACAGGTGATGATTCAGCAGGATTTATTTTGTACTCTTTACCATTTATCCATTTACTTAATTTTCTAGATCTATTGACTAAAAATAACCAGTCATATTTTAAGAAGTTCCAACCTGTCATTATAGGCATTTTTGGTGTCATTTTATGAAAAAATGCATATAACATATCAAATTCATCATCATATTTTATGTATTTCAATTTATATTCAGTTCCGAATTTTTCAAAATATTTATTTGTATTTTTTTCAATACGATGTTGCATATCTTCAGGCATATCTTTTAGCCCTAATAATATTATTTTATCATCATATACAATAGAAATTGATAAAACTTGTGTAGATGCACCCTCTTTTATAACATTACCATCTTGGTCTTTAATATCACCAGCCTCGGGAAAACCATCTATTATTTCAGTTTCTATATCTATAAAATAAATCTTTGGTAAATTATATTCAAATAATTCATTTTTTTCCTTTTCTGGTAGAGAATCTAAAAAATCATATACTGCATATCTATCAGGATGTGATACTTCAATTTGTTTAACTGATTTACCATCCCAAGATTTATATTTTTCATGCTTTAATGGATCATTATCATCACAAGCAACATATTTCATTGGGTTGTCCCAATCATAGTATTTCATTTTAATATCTCCTGATTTATCAACATAACTACATACTAATTTTTTAGTATGTGATAGGTAATTTGTTTCTACTAGCATATTTTAATTATTTTGTACATGTTATATAAACTAAATGATAAAAGTTAATATATATAATAAATATTTTATTGATATGGAAAGAGAAAATACAGATTTATATAAATATGGATCTAATAAGATAAAAGAATTAAATATTGATTTATGGAATAAAATAAATGATTTTCCATTGGATATCCCATTTAAAGAAAAATTTTATATAATTGAAAATTCACTAATAGATAAACCTAAATGTGAATGTGGTAATTATGTTAAATTCATTGATATGATAAATGGATATAGAGAATTTTGCTCTAGACGCTGTATGTATGATAGTCCTAAGTTAAAAGACAAGAGGAAAAATAGTTGTATAGAGAAGTATGGGGTGGATAATCCTTCTAAATCAAAAGAAGTTAGAGATAAAGTTATAAAAACAAATTTGGATAAATTCGGACATGAGTGGGCAACTAAATCAGATGATGTAAAAGTTAAAATGAAAGAACAATTTATAGAGAGGTATGGAGTGGATAATCCTTCTAAGATTAAAGAGGTTAGGGATAGGGCTAAGGAGACTATGTTGGATAGATTTGGAGTAGAACATGCAATGCACTCAGATGATATTAAAAATAAACTCAAAAATAAATTCTTGGAGAAGTATGGAGTAGATAATCCTTCTAAGATTAAAGAGGTTAGGGATAGGGCTAAGGAGACTATGTTGGATAGATTTGGTGTAGAACATGCAATGCAAAACAAATCAATTCAAGATAAATGTAAGAAAACTAATATAGAGAGGTATGGTGTGGATAGTCCATTAAAATCTAATAATATTAGAGAAAAGATTAAAAATACTAATATAGATAAGTATGGAGTAGATAATCCATTTAAATCTGATATTATCATAGAAAAAATTAAACAAACGAATGTAGAAAGATATGGTGAAACACATATAAGTAAAAATAATGATTATAGAGAAAAATATAAAATAACAAAACACCCTAATTACATAAGCTATATTAACAATGGTATATCACTTTTTAGTTGTGATAAAAATGAAGAACATAATTTTGAAATTACTGTAGATAATTTTATACATAGGTCAAAAAGTAATAATCCATTATGTACTATATGTAATCCTATTGGTGATTTAAAATCTATAAAAGAAAATGAGTTATATCTTCATATAAAGAATATTTATAATGGTGAGGTTATCCAATCATATAGAGATGTATTTGAAATTGATATTTATTTACCAGAATTAAATATAGGATTTGAGTTTAATGGTTTATTTTGGCACTCTGAAAAGTGTAAAGATAAAAATTACCATTTAGATAAAACAAATTATTTTAAAGATAGAGATATACGTATTATACATATATGGGAAGATGATTGGACATTTAATAGAGATATTATAAAAAGTCAAATTAATAATTGGTTAGGGTTAACGATTGATAAAATTTGGGCTAGAAAATGTAAAGTATTATTAATTAATGATACTAAAATAATTAAGAGCTTTCTAAATGAAAATCACATACAAGGTTATGTAAATTCTGTATTGTGTATCGGATTATATTATGATAATGAATTGGTTAGTTTAATGACATTTGATCATTATGAGGGACGTAATAAAATGAGTGAAAATGATTGGAATTTATCTAGATTTTGTAATAAATTAAATACTAATGTGGTTGGTGGAGCATCTAAATTATTAAATTATTTCATCAAGGGTTATAAACCTAATAGAATTATTAGTTATGCTGACAGATGTTGGAGTGATGGTGGGTTATATTACACATTAGGATTTAGTAATATTGGACATTCAAGAGTTGATTATAAATATATTGTTAATGAAAAAAGAGTACATAAATCAAGATATAAAAAATCTAATTTAAAAATAGAAAACATGACAGAAACGGAATATACTAAGATGAATAATATAAACAGAATATGGGACTGTGGTAAGTTAAAATTTGAAATGTTATTTTAAAATAAAAAAGCCTCTCAAATTGAGAGGCTTTTTTTTAGAAATCACAATCGTAATAATCTAATTGAATTCCATTTCTTTGGTTTATAAAAACCAGTTCATCTCTTCGGACTAATTGGTTTTCGTAATGTCTACCTAATTTAAATAGAGTTCTAATAAATGGAATATCATTACTTTCGTTTATTACCTTTTCATCTACCATAAGACAGATAATTTTTTTATCATCTTCTGAATTATAATTCACTACTTGATCATCATGATCTTTTTCCAATCCTTTCTTTCCATATGTAATGAATTGTGTTTTTAATTCTTCTCCGGATGGAGTCCATTTTAAAATTATTTCATCACCAATTTCAATATTAGGATTTTCATCTTTTAGGTAAATTCTAGTCCAGAAATAAACTTTTTCAGGTGTTATATCTGTGATAATTTCTTCTGATACATCATCAGATAAATCAGTAGTATCAATACCCATTAATTGTTCTTGTATCGTTTCATAGATATTTTTTTCATTTTCTATAAAAACTTGTTCTAATTTCTCAATCATTATTATGTGTTATTTTTATATTGCGATTTCTAATTTTTTTGAAAGTTTTTGAATTCCTTCAATACCCTTCACTTTGAAATCATCTATTGTTATATCATAAAAACTTTTATTTGTTGTCAATTCTAATGAAGGATATTCTCTAATAAATGTTGGTTGTGTATTTTTACTAGGTATTGATAATTCTTCTCTATCTAATATCTCTTTAACTGCATCCATATGTCTATCATAGACATGTAGATTTTGTACTAAATGACAAAATTTGCCTACTTTATAACCAACGTGTGATGCAACCATCATTTGAAGTGCCACATATTGAATTTTATTGATCGCTCCAGCCATAATATAATCATTGCTTCTCTGAGTTAATGTCATATCAAGGTAATACTCACCATCAACTTTTCTAACACTCCATAATGTTTCATATGCACAAGGATATAAACCCTCAGATTCATTCAAATCTGAATATTGATACATATTAATTATATGTCTTCTACCAAATGGATATTCTTTTAGACCCTTTAATACTTTATTCATTAGATCATATCGGTAAATAGTTTCACCATATCTAACCCCAATTGAATCATTTCCTATATTCCATTCTTCCCACCAATTAACACCTAACTCACGAGCTTTTTTTAGTGAACTAGTTTGTTTTTGATAAATCCACAATATCTCTTTAATACCAGTTTTAACTGCGGTATTTCTTAGTGTCGTAATTGGAAATTCACCTTTTGATATATCATATTCTTCAAATACTTGTGTAATGAATTTGGTATGTGCTGGTGTACCATCTGCCCATCTTGGTCTAGGGTCTTCATCCCAAGAACCTTCTTCTAGAATTCTTTTTAAATTAGAAAGGTAATACTTATCTGCTTTGTTCATTTTCGTTTTCTTTTAAATTTTTACATCTACAAAATTTTTGGAATAATCCACATTCTTCATGATATGGTCCGTATAATTCTTCATTTTTTATGTTTATATCATAAACAATTTTATGAGCAGGATTGTTTAAATCCAGATTTTGGTTTAATTTATTCATTTTAATATTTTTTCTATTTTTATATCTCTTATATATGATTTTATCATTTGAGTTGGCTCAATACCATCAATTAAATAATTATCAAAAATATGTTCTTCTTCATCAGATAGAAAATTATTTGAAATAATAGAATATATTGGTAATGATGAATATTCATATCTATCGCATACTAATATTTTTTTAATAGGAATATTATGTATTTTTTCTATAAGATCGTCTATTTGATTTTTACTATAGAATTTACTTGAATAAAAATATGAAATATCGTCTATAAATAAATAATCATAATTATCCCTTTGTATAATTTCACTAATTAGACTTAGCATTTTATAATCTTCACTAAAAAAATATGAAATTATCCTATGAAAATTAAAATTATCTTTATAATTTATATAATTTTCTCTTGACGAGCCTATATAACATACTTTATATCCAGAATCCATTAAAGATTTAGAGAACATTTCTAAAAAAGAAGTTGCGCCTTGTTTTTGTTTTGTTTTTATAATATTTACATTTTTATCAAACATAGATATTATATTAGTAGATGTTAAAAAAGTTTTATATTTTGGTAATTTTGATCAAAAACATGCAACATCATGATATATATAATTAATAATTTGGATTTCTCTTAATTTTTTTAAGTAATTTTAAATAATTTAAATGCCTATTTCTGATAATTTATCATCTCTTAATACATCTTGATTTAGTTTGATTAGTTCACTTAGGGATATTTCTCTTGATATCCAGCTACCGTGACCATTATCACTTTTACCTGGATTATCTGATCCAAACCAAACAACACATTTTGTTTTTTCGTATTTAATGTATAGTCCATTATATTCAGTAACCATAGAAACTAATATTCCTTCTCCGTATGGAGTATTTACTTTACGGTGTATCTTTAACATAAAATTTCGTTTAGTTTTTGATCTCTTAATAACGAATTTAGCATAAGTTTGGCCTTTGATGGACCTGGTTGTGAAAAATCATCAGAGAAGAATTCTTGAGCGGTATCCACCCAAAGTGGTAGTTCATAAAAATTATATTTTTCGTTTAAAAACTGACAAAAATTTACCATATTATATCCATATTTGATAAGAGTTTCTGTCATTTTTTCATGTATTGGATCATGACCAAATAGTGGATCAGGATCGGAATAATCACATAAAAAATCATATACTACCTTAGTACATTCTAATATTTGCTCATCAGTCATTTCAGTCATTTTAATTTAATTTAATTTAATTTATTAATTACATTTTATCTTAACCCATTTGGCTAGTATATCACCATGACACGTTTTTTTAGGTCGACACCAACATCCGAGTGTTTTATCTTTTAATTCACATAATGAATTCATTAGATCTTCATTTGAAATAAGATATTCCTCATATGCTGCTATAATTTCTTTTCTTGGGGTTCCCTCAGGAAATTTACTTCTAAGCTCTTTCGGATAAGCCCATTTATTATATTTACCACCAGGTAGTCTACCGATGTAAATATCATAAGGTTCTTTTTTGAAATGAACTACTTTTATTTTATGTTCATACTTAGGTTCTGGTTTTTTAAAGCTATCAAAAAATCTTCCATTCATATAAATATTATTAATTAGTTATTTTTTTAATTTGGTTTATTTTTTCAAAACATCTACCTTTAGGCCATCTAACATCAAATGAATCATCTTCTAGATCAAATGGTGGATCAACTATAATACCTACACCTATTCCTCTTCCGTTTTTAAGAACTTACTCAAACTTATACATTTTAAAATAAAATGCTCCTCGCTCTATATTTATTGCTTACGCAATAAAATAGTGCATCTGATGTCTTATTCCTAATTCATCGACAAGCTGAACCACGTTAGTAGTTGGACTCTCATCTCCAAAGGCAGTCACGGATAAACTATCCGCCATTATCAAGATTAACTTGATATATTTTATATTATTAAAAATTAAAAAGTTTAAAAATATTTAAACTTTTTTTCACAAATGTATAAGTTTGTCCATTTTTTAAGTTATCTGTTTATAACCCTATTGTTTTTAATTTAATTTCTCTTATTATGTCTTTTTGATCTTTAAAATATAAAAATAAACTATCTATAATTTCTTTTTCATCATCTATTATTGTAATTACATTTAGAGAATGACTTGAATTTATTATTAAGATATTTTTCTTTATATTTTTATCATAATAATAATCCATCATATATCCATTATAAAATCTATAATATGCATAATCAATGCCACCCGATAATAAATATCTTTCAAATTTTAACATTTTTAACATGTTTATTATTTGTTTATTCATCTTATTGGCAAATATATATTTAATTTTTCACAAGTATCAATTACCCATTCATTATGATCTATAAACTTTGGATTGACCAATCCAATAGTCAAGTGTAAACTATGATAAGGTTCACCTAGACCCATAGCAGTTCGTATATTCATAATATCATCTGAATAAACTTTCATATGCCACCACATTTTATCTCCTTTTCTATTACATCTAATTAATGTTGGATCATATGTAATAGAAACTTCTTTACCATGGAATATATCTTTAGCTTGTGTATAAATCTCATCATCTATGATATCATTTATAGCAGTGACGTGGGTTCCTCTTATTGGTTCATTAAGTCTTCCTTTCCACTCAAATGCATTTGTGTCGGGAATTCTTATACCAAATCTCTGTTCTAATAACCATTTATAATATAAATATGTATCATCATTATAAAAACGAACCATTGCAACTTTTTTCCAAGTTGATTGTTGTGAGTGTTTTTTGGATATGTTAATAGGATCAAATTCTAATATGCCTTTTATCTCAAACATTGTTTTTTAAAATTAATTTATCACCTCCTCTTGTTAATTTTGTTTTATAATATAATAAATAAATATATGATACATTTAATATGTTAGATGTATATAAGGATATAAAAGTGTTTTTAATTCCCATAAGCATTAAAAATATATTTAATGAGAAACCGAATATTAATATCCCAATATAATTAAACATGATTATCCTATCACCTTTTTTTGATAATAAAAATCTTTTTACTTTATTTATTGTACTTTTTTTATTTTTAATTACAACATCTAACTTTTCTTCTCTTTCACAAGATAAACATAAAGTTAAATTTTCCATATCTTGTTTCATAGGAAATGAAAATATGGGATCTGATATTTTACTTTTACAAGAATAGCAAGTAGTACCAGTTTTCATTTCCCAATTTAAATTTATCTTATTATCCATCATTTTCTTATTTATATAAAAGAAATATATGATGATTATTATTGATATAAGTGATATTATGAATACAAGCATAAATATTTTTTAGACAAAGATAATAAAATAATTTAATATATAAATAAAAAATAAAAATAATTATGGAGGATAGAAACTTAAAATTGATTAAGAATGAGCCAATTCCAATGGATGAAACTATTTTAATGAGAGAAAGATTTATCAATGAGTATTCAAAAAAGAAAGGTTGGAACTCAAAAGAATTGACTACTTCTCAAATGTTGGAAATTACTACACAGATAGGATATAGATCACCAGGTATTATATTAGGATAAATCAAAGTCACTTTAAGGGTGGCTTTTTTAATTATCTTTAATCACCTAATAGTTCATCTAGTTTCTTATCTCTTATATAAGCTTCTTTCAATGATTTAAAAGTAGATGACCAACCATTTATGTTATCTTTTATTAATCGTTCACTTTTATACATTGTGGAGCTATAATCGGACTGTGATGTTATGTGATAATCAGTTACATCATCAGATGTTTTATATGTATATTCCTTAGCGATTATTATATAATCAATTTCTAACTTATCAATAAGTTCTTTATATTTAAATAAAGATATTTTATTTATTGACCAAAAATCAAATACGATCAAATCAGTTCTGAAAAAATTGGATTTATCACTAAGTAGTTTTTCAAACTCATCAAAATTCTTAAACATATATTGTGGGTTCATGTGATGAATTAGTGTTGTTATTTCATTCTTAGTGGATGAATCAAGAGGTTTGGGTCTAGTTATTAATAAACAATTTAAGCCACTTAGTTCTAACATATTTATTATATCAGAAACACCATAGCCAACTTGTGATAAATCACCTGTTATATAATTACATCTTTTTAAATCAATCATTAATTATTTATATATATTTTTTAAACAAAGATAGTAATTATATATAAAATAAATAAAATATTAACTAAAAATATGTCAAATTTTAATTTCACTTATATAATCAGCTATAGACACAATGTAGAAAGATATAATAATTTAAAGAGAACACTTGAATGGGTTAATTCATTTAGTGGCTCAGAAATAATTGTTGTTGAGCAAGATAAACATTCTAAAATATCAAATTTAAAAATAAATGCAAAGCATATTTTTGTTAAATCAGATATGCCATTTAATAAATCTTGGGGATTTAATGTTGGTGCTAAATATGCAAATTCCAATGTTATTATATTTGGTGATAGTGATTTGATAATGGATCCTGATAAGTTCATTGAATCAATTAAATTAATTAATGAATATGAAATGGTAAGTCCATATAACTCTGTTGTTGATCTAACACAACAAGAATCTAATTTACAATTAAGAGAGATGTTAAAAGTAGATAGACCAGGTAGAGGTGAGACTGATATTCAGAAAGTGCCTATGTGTGGTGGAATTTGTATTTTCAGAAAAGATGCTATTAATAAAATAGGTGGTTGGTCTGAAGATTTTATAGGCTGGGGTGGAGAAGATGACTTTCAAGAAGTAAAAGTTAAAAACTTTCTTACATGGGCTGAAGTTCCTGGTAGATGTTATCATTTATATCACGATCGTCCAGCACCTGATATGAAGTGGTATCAAAGAAATCTCCAATTACTTCAAAAATTGGGTTCTTTATCTAAAGAAGAATTACAAAAAGTTATTAATAATAGCTTACAAAAAATAGGAATGAGAAATAAATATGATAACTTTTAAAGATAAATTAGAAAAAATTTGTAACTATTCAGAAGAGAATAAAACAATGGCTTCAACCGCTCAGATCATGTATATGGACTTCATTTATGAGAATGAAGAAATGAGAAGAGAAGAGAAAAGAAAGAAAAGAAATCTTGCTATTGATACGGTATTAGATGAGGTTGAAGAGAATGGAGATTATAATGAATCTAATGTATCAGAATGGATTGATGATACTATTGGTGGTGTTATTTCACCAAAGATCATGTCTATGAGTGTAAGTGCTCAAAATTATAAAGATGATGAGTTTCTATATAATGATGTTATTAATTTCTTAGAAAATAATACAAAGCAAAAGCACAATATGCCAGTAAGTTTAGATTATGTTGCGATGAATGATCCACATAAAACATTAGAAGAAAATAATCAAATTAACTTCAGAAGGATTGTTACCAAGGTAATGATGAGTTCTAACTTTATTGCGACAGAAGGTAGAATTGGTCCAGCAACATCAGTTATAGTTGGTAAGAACAACTGGAATTGGTTCAGTAGTGATTATGGTGATCCATTACTAGGTGGTCTTAATATAATATTAGATGAAAATATAAGTTCTGATAAAATAATTGTTTGTAGAGGAAGTTCATCAAATAAACCAGGTTTAATTTTAGTTAATAATATTTTTGATAATACTTATTACTTTAAAGGAACTCCTAATTGGGAAAGACAATATGTATGGTTTAATATAAAATAAAAAAAGCACTCAAATGAGTGCTTTTTTTATGAATAAATTGGTCTATTTTGTGCAATTCTCACCTTTTCGTATTTTGTTAATAGTGCAAACATCTTATTCCATTCCTCTTCTGGATTTTTTATAATTTTTTCACACCATTTATTATTGTTTAAATATTCTACAATCATACCTACTTTTAGATCGTTCATTGTTTTAGGCTTCCAATATCTTGGTTTCTCAATAAAAGAAAATGATATACCATTATGTATGTATGATTTATTATTTTCATTAGTATTATACATTATAACATCAAGGGGTTGTTCAGTGCCATTGGTAAAAATCTTTTTAACCTCTGTATCACCTAAATATTTTATAATAGCTGAATCAACGTTAAAGTGGTCTAATATAAATATAATATCTTTGCGTAGATTATCATTATCACTCATTTTGAATGCCATTACACTTTCTTCAAATTGTCCTTTGTAATAACCTTGTATTGGGAGTATTTGATACTCATTAGCATATAAAATAGATGATAATGCATCTAAATTTTTAGATGATAATATAGCATATGAAGTATTTGGTTGTTCAAGTCCATTCATATTGTATATATTAAATTAAATATCTTCTTTTTATATCAAATTGAATTCTTCATATAGTTTGGTATAAAAAATAGTTGATATTTCTTCTTTATAAGAATTTGGTATAACTATACTATCATGTATTGTTATTAACTTAACATCAGGATATAATAACATTATGTCCTTTACTATTTTATTGAATATAAGATTTGATTCTGCTTTTTGTAGATCATATGCAAGAATTTTGTAATCTTTGTTTTCTCTTTTGTATATCTTTATGAAATTGTGTATAGTTGGGAATAATTTTATAAATATTTTATCTGCTTTACTATTAGATGCGTTTTTACCGAAAAGAACTTTATAAGTCATTTCTTTAACTATGGATTTGTTTTTTATCCCAAGATAATCCATTAAATATTGGTAATATTTTCCATTTATTGTTAAATATTTAAATAATTCAAATTCATCATCCTTTACCCATTTTGTATTTGAATCCTTTATTATTTTTAATAAAAATAATGGTTGGCTATTTGGTATATCTAATTCACAAGTTTGTTCACCATTTATTAAAAGACAATTTTTACGTATGAATGATTTTAATATGGTAAAATTAGTATGTAATCTCCCATAATTATCAAAATGGTAAAATATATGTTTATCATTTATACATTCAACTGAATATCTATTTCTATTATAAATTTCACCTTCTCTATCTTTTAGATTATCTAAATAGAATATAGATTTATCAAATTCTATATCAACGTAGAATAGATCATCTATTAATTTTGCTTTTATGTTGTTTTCAATTAGTGAGTTTTTTATACCATCCTCTTCTACTTGAGATACATTATTTCTATATTTTTTCAATAATGTTCTATCAGTATTTAAGTATCTTTTTATTTCAGATTTTAATATATTATCATTTATTTTATAAACTCTTGCATTTCTACCAGCTTTATAATTTGACATTATTTCTAATATTTTTTTCTCAACTAGATAATCCATATAATAATTATACATATAACCATATTTATCTTTAAGTATGGTTGACATTAGATTGAATTTATTCTCTTTTTTAAAGTAATATTTTAAAATTAAATTGTGGATAATATCAATTATATATGATGTTTTTAATGTTTTATTTTTATAAATAAAATTTTTACTAGATGATATATCTTCTAAACTTTTTGGTAAGAACTGAAGACTGTGTTTTTTATCTTCTAATTTTTTTCTGATACTTGAATATCCTTTTACACTGGATAATGGAATTACTTTTTTCACAATAGTTGTCATATAATTTATATCAATATTGACTATTTATGTTTTTGTGATTTGTAGATTTTATTTATCTTATTTTTTCTTTTTTCTTTTATAATTTCCTTATAAAGTGCAAATTCTATACTAGATATGCTATCCATACCAAGAGCTAACTCATGAGTCCAATTTGCTCTAATAGGTCTTGTTGTTGTCTTGACTTCTACAGACTTCTTATTTAAATTAATTTCTTTCATTATTCAGTTCCTTTTTCATCAATTATAGAAGTTGTTGGTTTTCCACCTTTGCCTTTTTTCTTTTTATGATTATCAGATCCTTTTTGAAATTCATCGTAAATATCAGGATATACTTGGTCATCACCATCGACATCATACATAATATTTTCAAAATCATCAAAATCTAATAAACCTGCTCTCATTAGTTCTATTTCATGTATTTTGTTTAAATAATTTTCAATGTATTTATTTATATCATCAACGAATATATTAAAGAGTTTTACAGAATTTTCAGTGAATATGCCAATAGGTTTTTTTCTTTTTTTAGAAAATGATGATAATAGACATTTAAAAATATATTCTAATTTTGGATCTTCGTCTAAATATTCCTTTGTTGTTTTATTATCGATTAATTCGGTGTTAATTTTAAACTTGTCTTTGTTATAAAATTCGGGTATGATGAATTCAAAATTTATGAGATCATCTTTAACATCAGATAAATACATATTATATAATTTAGACATTAAATAGATATAAATCTCATCTTTTTTACCACCTTTTAACTTTATATCTTCTAAATTAATTGATTGACAAAATGTTAGAAAGTTTATAAGTATCAATGTGTATATTTCCACAAAATCTGTTGAATTAGCATCGCTTACTTTTTTATATAAAGGATTTAATAATTCAAAAGATCTATCACCATTTTTGGTCCTAACTATTAACTTCTCTATATTTTTTTGGAAATCGCCATCCATTAGGAAAGAACTTTCAATATATGGGTTTAATATTTTATAAAAGAAAAAAGCAAATGATTTTTCACCAAATACATATTCTAAATCATCTTCACTCGTATTTAAAAAATATTTGATAGCTTCAGTCATTCTTTCGGATAATTTACCTTGGAATATAACGGGAATCATATCAACATTGAATAATCTGGAATACTCATCTAATTCATCTATTATAAAATCGTATTTACCATTTTTATTAATGGATGTTAATACCAATTTATTTTTTGGTTCTTTTTCGTACTCTATATTAGCTGGTTGATTATCTGGGAAATATTCAAAGCAAAACCACCATTTTTTATTTAAAAGTGATTTAACTCGTATATCTAAAGAATTGAAATATTCCATTGCTGGGTTATAATAATTCTGCATAGCTAAATCAACTAAATTTATAGCATCGTTACTAATAGATTTTGGTTTTATTGTAAATTCTTTACCATTCCAATTTACCCATATTTTGCTACCTTGTATATCTTCAATTACAATTATTTCTTCTTTAAGAATATTATCTAAGAGTTCCTGACTCTCCAAATCATTTAATGTTATAAGTTTTCCCATAATAGTTATATATAATATTCATTTTTTGTTTTTAACGAATATTTCTATTATATATTAAAAAGTGTTCTTTTAAAATGATAAACTATATAAAAATTATATTATATAATATAATATGGAAAAGTTATTAATGGTTGCACCTCATTTATCTACTGGTGGTATGCCACAATATTTAGTTAAACAAATTGAATATCTATCTAATGAATATGAAGTTTATTGTATTGAATGGGGTGATATAACTGGTGGTATTTATGTTGTTCAGAGAAATAAGATCATAGATATGTTAGGTAATAGATTTATATCACTTAGTGATGATAAGATGAGAATTATAAATGTTATAGAAAGTATAAAACCAAAAATAATACATTTTCAAGAAGTTCCTGAAACTTTTATTGATAGTTTTATATTGGATATGATTTATTCAAATAATAGAAGTTATAATATTGTAGTTACAACACACTCATCTTTAACTGACCCATCTGATATAAAATATACTGCGGATAGATTTATATTAGTTTCTGATTGGAGTAAGGATATTTTTGATAATTTTTATAAAAATGAAATAGATTGTAGTGTATGGGAGTACCCTATTGAAAAAAATACCTATAATAAAATAGAGGCTAAGAACGAATTAGGGTGGGATTTAACGTATAAACATGTTTTAAATGTTGGTTTATTCACTAAGGGTAAAAATCAGGGTGAGCTTTTTGATCTTGCTAAGCATTTTATTAATGAAAAGGTATTATTTCATTTTGTAGGAAATCAAGCTGTTAACTTTAAAGATTATTGGGATCCAATAATGTTAAATAAACCAATTAATTGTATAATACATGGAGAGAGAAGTGATGTTGATAAATTTTATAAAGCATCTGATCTTTTTTACTTCACGTCTAATTTTGAGTTAAGTCCATTAGCTGTTAAAGAGGCATTAAGTTATGGTTTACCAACATTTATAAAAAAACTACACACATATAAAGATATGTATGATGGCTTGGTTACATATATAACAAGTGATATTGATAAAAATAAAAAAAATATATTGAATATTTTATATAAAAATTAAAATAAATATTAATTATGTATAATGGAATTGTTAAAAATGATAATATAATTAGAGATGTGAATGCTACTAAAATTGTATTAAATTATAATGATGGTGGTTTTTTGGAGATTACATCACCTAATAAAAATAAATATGGAGTTGAATTCAAAAATAAAGATGGTTTAGTTGATTTTTATACAGAAATTGAATCTAATATGTGGTGTAGGACACATAAGAAATATTTTGTTGAATATAGATGTAAAGTGTGGGATATAGTAACAAAAAATATTATTTTAGATGATTTATATAATCCTTTTGGTAAAAGAGTTTATATATCATTTGAATCAAGTTCTATTGGAGATACATTGGCTTGGATACCATATGTTGAAGAATTCTCAAGAAAATGGGATTGTAAAGTAATATGTTCAACTTTTCATAATAATTTATTTGAGAATCAGTATAAAAATGTTGATTTTGTTGCACCAGGAACTATAGTAAATAACATATATGCAACTTATAGAATTGGTTTATTTTTTAATGATGGGCAGATAGATTATAGTAAACATAAATTTAACCCTACTTCTATACCATTACAGAAAATATGTTGTGATATTTTGGGTTTGGATTTTATTGAATTGAAACCCAAATTAGATCTACCTATGAAAACACGTGGAAAAAAAGTGGGTATAGGATTTCACTCAACAGCACAAACAAAATATTGGAACAATCCAACTGGGTGGCAAGATGTTACCGATTTTTTAGTTAAAAGTGGTTATGAAGTAATTATTTTATCAAAAGAAGAGGATGGTTATATGGGTAATTATTACCCAAAGGGTGTAAGTATATTAACACCTGGTTCTATTGAAAGTGTTGTTAGTGAGTTAATGGGTTGTGAGTTTTTTATTGGTATAAGTAGTGGTTTGAGTTGGTTATCTTGGGCAACTAATACACCAACTTTATTGTTATCTGGGTTTACAGATGAAAATTTAGAACCTAATAATGGTATATTTAGAATTATAAATAAATCTGTTTGTAATGGGTGTTGGTCAAGGCATAAATTTGATCCAGGTGATTGGAATTGGTGTCCTGAACACAAAGCAACTGATAGACAATTTGAATGTAGTAAGTTGATAACGAGTGATATGGTTATTGATGTGTTGGTTAAAAATAAATTAATTATTGAAGATGGTATAGATTATGATTTTATAGAAATTGGTACATCTGATTTTGATACACTAATTGAAAATGTTAGTGGTTATACTAGGGGATTGAGTATAGAACCTATTAAATATTATATTGATAGATTACCAAATAAACCAGGAGTTAATAAAATTAATGCTGCTATTTCTTCTAATGATGGTTTTATGCAAATATATTATATTGATGATAAAAAGATAATTGAAAATAAATTACCTTGGTGGGTAAGAGGAAGTAATAGTATAAATAAGCCACATCCATTTGTTATAAAGGAGATTGGTAAGGAATTATATGATAAATTGGTGACTATTGATAATATACCAACTATTAAATGGTCTACATTAATAAGTGATTATAATATAAAAAGTATAGACTACTTGAAAATTGACACTGAGGGACATGATCATATTATACTGAATGGTTATTTGGATGAATGTTTTAAAAATAAAAATTTATTAGCAAATAAAATATTATTTGAGTGTCATAGTGAAGTCTCTGATAAAAATGAAATAGATAAAGTTTTAAAAAGATTTGAGTTATTTAATTATAAAGTTGAATACTTAGAAAGTGATATCATATTAACTAAAAATAAAATACCTAGAATAATACACCAAACATATAAGAATTTTGATTTACCTAAATCACTTTCTGATAATATTAAATATATCAAAGAATTAAATCCAACATTTGAATATCGCTTTTATGATGATGATGATTGTATATCCTTTATAAGGGAAAATTATGATAGTGAGACTTTGGAATTATATTTGAGTATAAATAATAAATATGGTCAAGCTAGAGCAGATTTTTTTAGATATTTATTAATGTATAAAGTGGGTGGTGTATATTTGGATATAAAAAGTGGAATGGATAGACCACTTGATGATATCATATTACCAAATGATGAATATATATTAACACATTGGGATAGAAATGATTGGGCAGATGAGATTGGTTATGCTTTGGGTGAATTTCAGAATTGGCACATTATATGTGTTCCTAATCATCCTTTTTTGGAGAAAGTTATTGATGAAGTTAAAAATAATATTAGAAATTATATAAGTGGTGTTGGTAAAGAAAGTGTTCTTAGATTAACTGGTCCAATAGCATATAGTATAGGAATTGTTAAAGTTTTGGATATTTATAGAAAAATGACATTTGATTCACCTGTTAGAGAGTTGAGAACTTGTGAAGAAATTGGATTAGTTTATTTAAATATAAATGAACATCACCATCAAATATATGGTGGATATTCTGAAGAAAGATTGATAATTAAAAATGATAAAAAAGCATATGTTTTATATTCAAATGATATTTATTATGAGGTAACTAAGAAATGTGTTGAATCTATTCGCTTATTTAGTGGATTACCGATATATATTTATATGGTTAATTCGGATAATGTGATTGATATAGAAAATGTTTTTACAATAAGATGGGATATTGATAGTGATTTGGGTGCAAATTCATGGAATGGTTCACATATAAATAGAAAGGATAATAATATTTATAGACTATTGATACAAAGACCTTTAATAGTGAAGGATGTTTTGGAAAAATATGCAGATATTGTAGTATATATAGATAGTGATTCAGTAGTTACACAAAAAATTGAAACTATATTTAGTTTTAATGATTATAATTTATCTTATCCTCTATTTACTGAAGGTATATATGATTATTTAATGGTTGGTGGTTTAGGTGGTGTGGAAGATGATTACTCTACTAGTTTAGAGCATAGTGCTTGTGTATTATTTGGTGTGGATCAATCTATAAGAAGAAAATATAGACAAACTGGTTATTTCATTGCTAATAAAAATAATATTGATTTTTTAGAAGAATGGTATTGGATGTGTTCACATCCAAGCATTTTAAAACAAAATGCTTTTTATGCACCATTTAATGAAGAAACTATATTGAATGTTCTTTTATGGAAGAAAAAAATATTCAATGGTTTACCATATATTTACATTAATAGTGATTTATCCATGGTTAAGGAAATATTTAATGGTGATTTTAATCGTTATGGTGATGATATAAAGGAATGGATTAAAGTGCCTGAAAAGAATAATTTATTATTCTTACATGGTAATAAAGATATAGAAGTTATTGATCATATAATTGATATTGTAAAAAAAGCAACTTATTAGTTGCTTTTTCATTTTCTTACATTCACTTTAACTGTTATAATTTAAGTGCTCAAAAGTGAGCATAATAAATTATTTAAAAGAATTAACTCTTTTTGGGTAAACAGCAATACCCTCTATCCCATATACAAATTAATGTAAGCTGAGACTACTTTTTATTTTTTAACACAACTGGTAATTCTACTTACCCACCGGATTAATTTAGTTATCTCCCATTTAACATTGTGTTAGCCCACTTTCCAACGATCTTTTATATAAATAAAAGAAAAAGCGATTGGCATATTAAATGATCATAGACCTTTATCCTGAATCTTATATGTTATATATTAAATTTATTAGTAAGTTTTAATATCAGTGGATTTTTATAGACATTTTAACATTTTTTATCATAATTAATCACTTTACTATTAACTATTAATCTTCTCCTAGTTTAGTTTTTTTCGGTTCAATAGATTTAGTTTCATTTAATTTAACTGTAACTTTTTTAGATACTTTAACTGTAACTTTTTTAGATACTTTAACAATGAACTTATCTTCCCAAGGTGTGAATAAATTGCCATCTGCATTTATTTCAAGTTTAATATTTCCTATTTGACCCTCATTTAAAATATTTAATTTTTTAATAGGGATGATGCATTTACCATTTTTTATTTCACCTTTAAACATTAGTGACCATTCATTCGATTCTATTATAAGTCTAGCTTCTGTATCATCTTGATTAACACCTTCAATTGCAATATCGCAAATAAAATTTTCAGATTTATCTTTAAATAATTTATAATATTCAATACTATCATTATCTACTTCTATTATTTCTTCTGAATAATCCTCATTTATTTCATTTAAATTATCATCTGATTTAGTTTCTTCATCTGTAATAATTACATTTTTGTAAGGGTTTAGACTATGATTTATTAATTCATCATCACCATCTTCATTAAATATACCTTCTTTTAAAAGGGTTTCTTTCATTTTTTTCAGATCATCTATTTTTTTAGTTCCTAGAAAATCTTCAAATCTAAATATATCATCTTTGTTATCCATGACTTATATATTATTTTTATAATTTAACTTTTATATCAATTGCTTCATTGATAAATCTTTCAAATTCATTAACTGATACTTTTATTTCGTTTATAGGTTCTTTAACTTGTTCATAATCTATACCATTTACTCTGCAATATATTTTTATAACTTTATTAGTATCCTCTTCACTGAAATTTTCTCTAACTTGTTTCCAAGGATTGCCATCAACATATTCTTTATATGAATAACCACCACCACCACCTTTAAATCTATTAACAACGTCAATTAGTATAAATATCTCATCCCAAGTCATATGTAAATTATCCCATGTTAAATTTATTTCCTCCCATTTAAGATATTTTTTACCAATACTTAATTCTTGTTCACTCCAATTTAAATCGGAATTCAGTAGGTTTGAATGTATAATTGGCATAAATTTTAAAAAAGTTTTTGTATATATATATTAAATATATCTTGTTTGGGCACATGATACTTAATATATACAAATATGAGTTATAATTTAACTGGTGCAACAGCATCATCAACATATGGTAGAATTGTTCAAGTTGTATTAGGTTCACCAAATTTATATTATGATGGGTTCGGAAACCTATTGGATTTAGGAGCTGGTACAGCATCAGTTGGTCCTATTGGTCCTATTGGTCCCCAAGGTGCCACTGGGTCAAGTGGTGTTTCCATGGTTTCACAGGGTGAATGGGATAATATGATGATGTATTTCTATTATGATTTTGTCACATATAATAATAGTGCGTATTTGTGTAAATTGACACTTAGTGGTTCAGCACCATGGTTATCACCCGATCTAGATACTACGCATTGGGAACAAATGATGATTGGTTTGTCTGGAACATCAGGAATTGACGGAACATCAGGAATTGACGGAACATCAGGAACATCAGGAACTTCGGGAATTGACGGAACATCAGGAATTGACGGAACATCAGGAACTTCGGGAATTGACGGAACATCAGGAATTGACGGAACA